ATATTCATAAGACTTTCTATAATAACTCCATTTTTCAAGAAACCAAGGATTTTTGGATGGTCGAACATATCCAAAGCGCTCAAAGGTTTTCATAACATTAGTAGCTTCAGGCGGAATCCAAACAAACCGTGATGGGTCAAGTATTTTAGCAGGTGTCATTTTCTATCCTTTAGTAAAATGTATTTAGCCCAATGTGCATCACCATCTGATTCTTTGGTGGTATATATATCCCAACCTTCGGCTTTTAAGTTAAAAATAATAGCGGCTAATCGTGTCACACCGTAGTTCTGAATGGCTTGCCATGAGGTAATGCTTTTATGCGTGCGAAGATGCCATATGACATTTTCTTTTTTTGTTTCTTTTCTTTTCATATTAAACTCCTGTAAAGTAAACTACTAAAAAATAACCAAAGCCTATACCAAATATTGTTGCTACTGCCCAATCCCATAATGTTGGTTTCATCATAAGCCCCCGTAGGGGCATCCTTTCATCGTGTGGTTGTCTTAACAGCAAATACAGCAGTCGTTCTAACAAACGGTGCAATCATCTCTTCTGTTACGTTTAATGCAGAGAATAATGCTTTGTAATCGATGTTAGAGCGGTTTTGCTCAACTACAGTTGCTTTAAACAAATTACCTTCATAAACCTTTGCGCCATTTGGTAATGTAGCTTGGTCTTTAATCATGTCCTTGATGGTGTCAGCTTGCTTAGTTAAATCGGCAATCTGAGCCAATAAAGAACCGAGTGTGTCTACTGATACAGCATTGATATTGAGTGGTGCGTTCATTTACTTCTCCTTTTCTAAAAAACTGCAAGTCGCAGTAATTACTACTATACAGGAAATTATCCATTTGTGCAATTTATTTTATAGGGATAAACCCTAATTATTCATAATTATTTTTCAATTGCCATAATCTAAGGCAGGCTTGAAACATTCCCCAACATCTTTGTAGTTCTTCTTCACGCCATTCAATAACCTTGACAATAACAGGTTCATTGACAGATACATAAACATTGGCACAACGTGCTTTAGGAACATTAAAACCCATGCGGTAAGCCGATAACTGCATCCCCTGTGCGTCAAATGCAATCATCTTGTCAATATCATTTGTATCTTTAGATTTGAAATCAACAACTATTCCATTGCCTAAATAATCAATAAGGTCAGTTTTACCGCCATAACCAAATTTGCCATTTGGCATCTTCTGTTCGCTTTCCCAAGGGCGCTCACCAAAATGGTTATTTAAAGCGTTAACTACAGCCTTAACATGATTTGGATGTTCTACATTAAATTTGCCCTCAAAATGTTTTTGAAGACTTGTATGAATGTCCGTACCTTTTTGCATAGCCTTACGGGAAGTTTCTTTTGAATCATGCTTAACTCGCTCGGCAAATATAGTTAAAGACTCGCCCTCAATTTTTGGAAGCGTTAAAGCTGACATTAGCATTTCATTTAACATCCATTGCAGTAAGCCTTCAGAGTGCATCATTTTTATTACGCCTGAAACGCTTGGCACTAAATTGTTTGCTCTTGCATCTCTTAGGGTAGTGTTGCGCTCTTTTCCATTTTTCCCAATCATGGTATACATTGGTGCGCCTGTTTCTCTACAATACCAATGTCCACCTTCTGAAGTACGTTCGTTATCTTTTGCTATCATAATTTTCCTTAAATTAATTCTAATGATTGTTGTTTTAATCGCTCAAACTGCAACGCCTCATAATCTTTATTTAATTCACATCCAACCCATTTACGACCTAAGTGTTGTGCTACCTGCCCTGTTGTTCCGCTACCAAAAAATGGGTCAAGGACAATATCGCCTAACTTACTTCCTGCAAGTACCATAGGCTCTACAAGTTCTTCAGGAAACGTAGCAAAATGCGCACCTTTATACGGTTTAGTAGTGACCGTCCATACAGAGCGCTTATTCCTAAATTCAGATGCCTCCGATTCATTACCGCTTTTTGTTGCATACAATGGGTCGTCATTATCGCCATACTTGTTACCACCAAAGCGTATGTTGGTTTTTTTCTTCCCTGTAAGACCTGTATGTGGCGTCAGACCTGTTCCTTCATTGTGGTACTTGCCATTGGTTCTATCACGCTCACCCCAATACTGTGCAGGTTCTTGAATCGATTTATTGTCAAAATAATACTTTTGACTCTTGCTAAACAAGAAAATGTACTCGTGTGATTTAGTACAACGGTCTTCTACAGATTCAGGCATTGGATTTGGTTTGTGCCAAATAATATCTTGACGTAAATTCCACCCAAAGTCCTGAAGTGCAAACGCAACACGCCATGGAATACCAATTAGATTCTTTGGTCGAATACCGCTTCCATTGCCACTTGTTGGTGATTTAAACTCAACAAATTTATCCTGCCCAAAAGACTGTGCCACAGAGCCATTACCATTGCTTCCTGCATAAGAATCGCCAAGGTTAACCCATAACGTACCGTCGTCAGAAAGAACGTCCCAAACGCCTGCAAATACACTTACAATCGCATCAACATACGCTTGTGGACTTTCCTCTAAACCAATCTGAGAATCTTCTCTGACAGCCCCACATTTAGGGCAGACGGTTTTATAAATAGCGTCACCTACAGTAAGGTCTTTATTAGCATGACCTGTAATTGTTTTATCAGAATGCTTGCTATCTCTTTTGTGTGAGCAATTTTCATCACCACCCATCCAAGTAGCAGTCCCATAATCTCTAAGACCGTAGTAGGGAGGACTTGTAATACAGGTTTGTACCTTCACGCCCTCTTCCTTCATCTGTTTTAAAGATTCTCGACAATCGCCAAAGTAAACTTTATTCATTTTTAGCCAATATTTAATGATTGTTTGTGATGCTGTTTATGGCACGGTTGGCAAAGCCACATAACTTCAAGTGGTTTGTCGTAATCCTCGTGATGAGCGACGGATTTTTCTTCTCCACATTTGATGCATGGTTGTCGAACCAAAGTACCATTACGAACGGCTCTAGCAACTTGCGAATGAGCCACATGCCTGCGAGAATCTTCCGCTCTCCATGCTCGTGTAATTTCTGTTGCCGCCTTAATGCGTTTTGGCTCTTTTCCTCGTGCTTTGTCATAAGCACGAACTTTTTCAATGTTTTTATTTCTATTTGCTGTGACATCATTTTTGTTGCACTCCTTGCATTTGTTGACGTGACCGTCAGCCATTTGTAAGTGTTTATAAAACTCTGTTAATGGCTTGACGATGTTGCACTTAAAACACTTTTTAGAACGAATCATGTTGTACTCCTGTGCTAGTAATACAACCATTATAGACCCGTTCTAGTTAAAAGGTATGTCGTCATCAATTTCTTTTAATGACTTTGGAAAACCATCATCAGCTTGTTTTGATGGTTTTGATGGTGCGGAAGCAGTAACCTTTTTATATTCAGGTGACTCCATAATTTTTTTCTTTAAGCCATCAGATAACTTTTCAAATTTAGCTTGGTCAAAGTCATCTAAAGAAAACATAAAGATTGGATTGATACCTTCAGGTAAACCCGCTTTCTTAATTACAGAAGGCACAGGTGACACAGCCTTGACGTTTGCATAGGTCTTTCCTGCCGTGCCTGCATCATGGCTGATAGACACCATACAATACTGATTTAAGATGTTCTCAAGGTTAAATCCTGCCAACTCATCTAAAGTAAAAGCACGATTGCGCCAAGACTCTAAATGCGCCCGTAGCGTGGCTTTCTCAGATAGAGATAGCGTGTAGTTAGACGATACAACCAAAGGCTTGCCATCATCCGTTGTAAGCGGATTGCCTTCGTCGTCTTCCCCATGTAGTTCCCATGTAATGAGAATCTTGCGTAAGACGTTTTCATATTTGTTTTTGTGACTACCCATGTCTACGATACGATAGCATCGAGCAACGTGGTTTCCTGCAGGTGGTAACTGAAAGTCTGAACCACCGCTTGCGCTTGCAATAATTGCCATATTATTTCCTTATTGAGAGTTTATTAAGACTTTTAAAAACATCACCAAAGTGTGCGTCTATTGCATCAGACACTTCTTGACTTGGTGATGGGGATTTAAGACCGCATTCGAAGCGTATGATGTCAAAGTCATCAGATGATGCCTGACCTAGCTCAGCACGTTCAATTGCTTCTTCTAAGCGTTTTTGACGCTCTTGGTACATGATGGATAATTCTTGTGAATCTTCTTCTGACATAGTGTTCTCCTAACTGATTTACAGTAATAACTAATAGCAAAATTGCTATACTCAAAATATAACATATATTTTCTACAAAAGTAAACTTTTTTATTGCATTATTTTTATGTTAGTATTATAAATATCAAACATAGGATTACAAATCATTACAAAGGAAAATAAATGAACCCATTTGATGCATTAGCAATAGAATTTGGAGCATTAACAAATCTTGCTCCATTACTACGAGTGCGTAATTCAGCAATTTACGCTTGGAAAGCTCGTGGAAGAATCCCAATAAAACATTTAAAAAAATTAGAAGAATTATCACAAGGTAGATTAAAAGCAGAAATGTTGCGCCCTGATTTGTTTGGAGAAAAAAATGTTAATTGAATTTGCAAATGTATTCGATGAAATTAAACCCCATAAATCTCAATTAACCATAAGAAATTCAACGCCTCACTTAATTAGTATTTCTATTGATGAATACACAAATAAACATTACGGTTTTGAAATGAACAAAAAATCTGTTGAGCAACTAATGAAGGCATTGGAAACATTATTAATTACATTAGAAGGGTAATAATGAAACGTCCATCTTTTCAGTTTTATCCTAGTGATTGGTTGCGTGATACTGCTTTACGCAGTTGTTCTATTGGTGCTAGAGGTTTATGGATAGATATGATTTGTTTTATGCATGAAGGTTCACCTTATGGTTATCTTAAGGTTGGAAATAAGGTTATCCTTCCTGAAAACCTTGCACGCATGACAGGTATAACCTTAGAAGAAGTTCAAGGTTACTTAAAAGAACTTAGTGATGCAAATGTATATGACATCGAAAGCGATGGGGCAATTTGCTCAAGAAGGATGATTCGTGATGAAAATGTAAGAAAATTAAGGGCTGAAGGCGGAAAATTAGGCGGAAATCCAAATTTAATAGGTGAAAAAAAGGATAACCGTAAGGTTAAAAATAAGGTTAACCAAAATACAACCCCTTCATCTTCATCTTCATCTTCTACTTCTAATAATATATATACACCACCATTTGAATTATTTTGGAAAGCTTATCCTGAGAAAAAAGGAAAAGGTGGAGCTTGGTCAACATGGAAAAAAATTAATCCTGACGAAGAGCTTGTTAACAAAATTTTAAAGTCGATTGATTTTTATAAACAATCAAAACGAGTCAAGGATGGATTTATTAAAAACCCACAAACGTGGTTGAACCAAAGATGTTGGGAAGATGAAGACGCAAGTTTTGTGGACAAATCCAATTTACCACCTGAGTGGAGGGTTGGATGAGAGGACATAAGACCATTATAGACCTCCGTAGGCTTGGAAAGAAGCCCCGTGGCTTGTTTATTTTTATGGGAGCATACCCTTACCCTCAGGCGGACTATTTTGACCCTGAGAACGCTCTTTTAAGGCTTGAGCATCCCGAAGTTTGGGTTGAGGATGATGACCCTGAGAAGGCTGACCTAACATTTGTTAAAAATTTAGTCATACATCTTATTGATTATGAAGGCAAAACATCGCCTGAGCAGTACTTTAAATGGTGGGCTTGTCTTGCTAAAGCAGAACCAAAAATGATGATTACAGTAGATTGGGATAACGAAATAAACATATGGATAAAAGAAGATGTCAATTATTGATGCGTTAAGGATGCAACGAGAGATAGCAATTATTGAAAACGATGATATTGATTTTAATCAGTATTTATTTGATTCAGAACCAAAGCAAAAGGTCAAAGAAAAAGGATTTTATGCTGAACAAGTTGCGCAGTATTATGAGGGTACTTTAATTAAAACAGGCTCTACGATTCCTTGGGATACCATGGGTTACAAGATTGGTTTGCGCCCGTCTGAAGTTAGCGTATGGGCAGGTGTAAACGGACATGGAAAGTCATTGTTAATCGGTCAGGTTGTATTGGATTTAATTAAACAAGGTCAAAAGTGTTTGATTGCATCATTTGAAATGCGCCCTGAAATTACTTTGGCTCGTATGGCTAGGCAAGCCATAGGTAAGAAATTACCCAATAGCGAAGAACTAAATAAGTTTCTTGCATGGAAAAAGAACCATTTGTACTTGTTTGAACATCAAGGGATTGTTGACATCAATACGATGATTGGCGTGTGTTTTTATGCATCAAAACAACTTGGCGTAAAACATCTTGTGATTGACTCATTAATGAAATGCGTCAAAGGTGAAGATGATTACAACGGTCAAAAGGATTTTGTGAATTCTTTATGTGCTATTGCGCATCAAACAGGTATGCACATTCATTTGATACACCACGTTCGCAAGGGACAAGATGAAAAATATATCTCAAACAAATTTGATTTAAAAGGCTCAGGCTCAATTACTGACCAAGTGGATAATGTATTTATTGTTTGGCGTAATAAGGAAAAAGCTTTAGAACGTCAGACTAACGGAGTTGTAGATGAAAGTAATCCTGATGCGTTGTTGTCTTGTGAAAAGCAACGTAATGGTGAGTGGGAAGGGCGGTTTCCATTGTGGTTTGATGAAAACAGTCAGCAGTATTTGGAGAAGTATCAAGGGCATTTACGTCATTATTTATAGGAGAAGATATGGCTAGGAAAAAAGCAACACGTGAAGAAGAAGCATTATTTATCGGAGAACGTCATGTACCTGATGAGATGGTTGACGCTGAAATTGAGCGCATTAAACGAGGACAAGACGCACCATTGACAGGAGATATTTATCCTGATGAAAAGGATTATTCACTTGACCCAATGGCTAAGTTGTTAGATGCTTCCGATAGAGTAAAAGAATTTATTACCGAATATCAGCCTGGGTTACTGATTGACCGTAACAAATTCAAGTTACATTTGTTAGAAATATTGGAGAATTGGAAATGAGCGAAATGTCCGATTTACAACGTAGGCTGATGGGTCAAGCTAACGCCATCAACTTGTTTACGCAAGAAGAGTTTGATACAGCGTTGAACACAGCTAAAGCAGAGATTATGGCAATGGCTATAGAAGCATCACGAACTGCAGTCATGATGGAGCGTGAAGCTTGTGCGAAGATTGCGGAAGAGATAGAACGTGAAAGATGGGAAAATGAAGGACACCCATTGATACCTGATTTTACATCGCATATAGCTGACAAAATTCGCAATCGTATTCCGTCACAGGTATTGCAATGATTGAAATCACATTACCCTTTCCGCCTACCGTTAATACTTATTGGCGTAAGTGGAACAATCGCATGGTTATATCTGAAAAGGGTAGAGCATACCGTGAGATTGTAGGGGATTTGATGACAATACAAGGTAAGGTGTTTCACAGCACCAAGCCTTTACGGGTCGACATCAAAGCCTATCGCCCTGATAAGCGTAGGCGTGATTTAGACAATTTATTAAAAGCTACCCTTGATGCTTTGGCTCATGCAGGCGTGTACGAAGATGATACTCAAATCGTTGACTTACGCATTTATTGGGCTAAAGAACTTGGGGGAATGTTAAAAATTCGTTTAGGAGAATTAAATGAAGCCGATGAATCTAGTACAAAAGTGGGATGAGCAACAACGTAAGCGTGATACTCACCACGCTATTTTGAATATGTTAATTCAACAAATAGAAGCAGTTGAAAAAATATTTGAAAACCATCAAGATAAGGTAATGTCACCCGCAAATTACAACGTATGCGCAGGATTAATTCAACAATTGAAAGCACATACATATGCAACTTTTAATGATGGCGGTAATGCATCACCAATAATTCCTGATGGTCATAAACCTATGCAAATAAGGATTATCCATGACTGAACGTGTTATTGACCCACATGAAGCAGTAGACTTTTTGTTGCGCAACGCTAGAAAATTCAGCAAGGCTAAAGCTGAGCGTGTTTATTTGGAAGAGTTTCGCAAGTCAAAAGTCGCATTGTTGATGAAACAAAGCCATGAAAAGACGTTAGCAGGTCAAGAGCGTGACGCATTGGCGCATCCTGAATATGCTGAGTTGCTTGAAGGCATTAAGGAATCAGTAAAGATTGAAGAAGAACTAAGGTGGCATATGGTAGCTGCGCAAGCTCGTATAGACATTTACCGTAGCCAAGAAGCCACAGCACGCATGGAAATGAAAGCTACCGTATGATGTACAGGAACGAAAAGCTTCTTAAAGCTGTCTGTACATTACCATGCATGATTTGTGGGCTAGAAGGCTCAACACAAGCGTGTCATAGCAACCAATTGCGTCACGGCAAGGGTAAGGGTATTAAAGCCCACGATTGGGCTATAGCATCGCTTTGTTTTAGATGCCATCATGAAATTGACCAAGGGAATAAGTTAACCAAAGAACAGCGTAGAGAAATGTGGGAACAGGCTCATGAGGATACGTTAGCTATGCTGTTCGAGCGTGGTTGGTTAACAGTAGAAACTTATCCATATTGAGGAACAAATGGAAAAATCAGAAAAAAGACTATCTGAATTAAAACGATATATGACTCAAGAAGAAGTTGCTATTGAATTAAATTTAACACGCAGTAAGGTTGATTTGATTGAACGCAATGCATTGAGAAAGCTAAAGCACAAAATGCTTAAAAAATATAAAAAGGAAGATTTGTTATGAAAACATTTGCATTAATAACATCATTATTTATTTGTGGGTGCGTCATTTTTTTAACAGAACTCGCACGCAAAGAAATAGCATATGACTGCCATATGTTAATTGGTGGATGGCATCCTGATGTACCACAACAAGTAATCAAACAATGTAGGGGAACAATATGAACGATGAACAAATGAAAGAGTTGGCTGAATTGCGTGTAGCCATACAAGATTTAAAGTATCAGTTGATACAAAAGCATGATTTGCGTGAATTAAGTGATGCAACAATACGAGAACTGTCAGTTGCTTTTATGTTGGTATTACGCAGAACTCCTGAAGATGAACTTTTTGAAAATGTATATGAATATTCAAAATTACTATTAAAGAAAGCGAGTGAGAAATGACAGCAAATGAATTAGCTTATAAATTAGAAAAAGTATCAAATGATATGGAGCATAGTTATGTTGTAAATGATTGGAAATTATTGTTTGAATCTGCTCTTGTATTACGCAAACAAGCCAAAGAAATTGAACAGTTAAAAGAACGCTTAGAAGAAACTCGTCAGTTTTATTTAAAGCAATTAGCCATCACCCATTCTGACACCCAATCACACCCAATTGAACCAGTGGCAATGCGTTATGACTTTGATGGATATGGGTATAGATACATCGACTCAGGCTCAGGAAGTGATTGGCAAACGAGAGAGAGGGGAGAGTTTCTTTACACCAAGCCATTCTTTAATCAAAAGCCTGTTGCCATGATGGTTAAAATGGATGGGTTTGATAAACCTGAATTTACTACAACGTGTAGTTCTGCTGCGTTAAAACATCCTAACTATACTGCATTGTATGACCACCCAATGCGTGAAATAAGTGATGAGGAAATAGATAATATTTTTGGGATATGTGCATTAAACACAACGGTAAATTTAACAACAGAACAATGTTATTTGATTGTTGATGCAATACTAAGAAAGGCAAGTGAGAAATGAAAAATTTTATTGGTGCTTTTATTGGTGCATTTGCAATAATTTTATTAACAATTTGTTTTTTATCTGCAAGTTCTGTTGTAGTTGGAGTATGGCTAGGTGTTGTAAATTATTACTCTACTGAAACTTTAAAAGTATTAAAGAAAGTGAGTGAAAAATGACATTTAATATTAAACAAAAAAATAGAAACAAAGCCATTCGTGCATTTATTGATTTAAGCCACACAATTAAAGAAATTGAATATTTAAATGGTC